AGCAGTGCGTACCTTGCCTTGGAGCGTGCTGCTGTAACCAGCAAACACTGCTGTTGGCACTATGAAGCCCAAGGTGCCGCCACCTTGACCGTTGTAGTGATCGCAGATGCTGTTTACGGTGGCTTCCGTAACATTGGCAAATTCAAGGTCGAGTGTGTAGCCAAACGGGCGGTTGCCAAAGCTGCGGCGTACTACCGCGCCAGACATCGCCCGATACGTTTTGATCGGATACTGGCCGAGCTGGAAGCTACGGGCCGTTGGCTTCAGTGCAGGAAAGTTAGCCATTACACCCCGATTCTACGACGAGTGGAACTGCTGTTTTGGATGCGGTCGAGGGTCATGGTCATGCCACGCTTGGCACCGTCAGAAGCTGCTTGGCGGCGAGTTGCAGCCATTGCCGCTTCCAGTTGATCGCGGCTGACGTATTCGACGCCACCGATATTAGTGGACTGAAAGCTCATGTTGAGCACGGGGGCGCCGCCGCCGGCTGCGCGGTCCTGATTCATAGCTTCGCGTAGGCCATTGGCTTGCACCCCAAGGCTGCCATCGCTGCCGCGCTTAAGTGGCATGATCGCCTCAGGGCCAGCTTCGCCCATAAGGCCGGTGCGGGTGGTACCACCATCGGCAAACGGGAATAGCGTGGGCGAGCTGACGACACCGCCACGAGCAAAAGGCTTAATGCCGCTTTGGGCAAACACTGCGCCATCGGCGAATGCACCAGGGAATATCGAGCGCATGGCTGCATTGACGGCAAACCTAATCAATATGTTGCTGATGTCCTTCAGGACGCCAGCCGCAATTTCCTTGAGGGCATCATCTAAATCTTTAGTGCCGTTAATTAAACCCTCAATGCCGGTCTGCAATGCATTAACAATGCCATCCTCTAAAGTACTGACAATTCCACTATAAAGATCTTTAAGCCTCTTGGCTTCCGCTTCACGGCGCTCGCGTTCTTCTCTGCGTCTCTTTTCTTCCTCTGTTTCTTGTTTCGACGCAGCAACGGCTTGACCTTGCAGTTTAAGGATCTCTTTGATTTTGTCAATTTGCGATTGCAGCGCTTTGGCTACTTCGCTTTCGGCTGGCAGCTTTGCCTTGGCTGCCTCTAGCTCGCCAAGTCGCAGAGTTAGCAGTTGCGTTTGCTTTTCCGCCGTTAACTCAAGCTGCGCAAACTCCTTAGCTAGTTCTGGATTGACACCATCAGCTAGCAGCTTTTGATAGCGGTTTTCCAGTTCAAGACGTTGCCTGGACTCATCAAGAATTGCTTGCAGCGGTTGAGTTAAGTTATCAATCTCTTGTGCTAATGCAGCCTCAAGTTCGAGTGCATTAGTTTTAAGCGCATTCTGCTGTGCAATTTGCAGGTTGAGCGTTTCCTGCGCTGATTTAGATTCGTTTAGTTTTTTGGTATATTCGCGTTGGATGTCATTTTGACGCACCATTGCTTCGGTGATTTGCCGCTGCAATGGTTCAGCAGTTTCAGCAATTAACAAACGGCCTTTTTCAGTTGCCGCCAGTTCAGTTGCGGCGGCCTGTTGCTTCTTAATTTGTTCGGCTAGGCGTTCTTGCTGTGCTTTGCTTTTATCTGCTGCGCTGCCAGTGCGGCCAGTGCCTGTGCCTGCTCCGGTTGGCATAGGCGTTGGCGTTGGCTGAGATGTTGGTGGACGATCGGCAGTGCTGACGCTAATGGCAGATAACAATTCCTGCTGTTCACGCTGTAAAGTAGTAACGCGGCGATCAATGCTGGCAATCTCTCGACCAGTTTGTGCGGTTGCGCGTTGTCGCTTTAGCAAGCTGATTTCCTGCCCTTTTTGTACGGCTAAATTTCGAGCTGCAACTACATCTGCAGCACTGCCCGTTTTAGCCGCACTAGCTGCTTTTTGCGATTGGCTTTGATAGCTAGCAAGCGCAACTACGGCAGCAGTAATGCCAGCGGCCAATGCAACCCACGGCCCAGCCGCTGCCAATGTTGCCAAGGAAAGTCCCCCCAGTAAACCGATAGCTGTACTAATGGCTGGGGCTAGTAAAACAAATCCAGCTGTCAATCCTGCTATTGCCGCAATCAAAGTTTTAACTGGGCCCGGCAGTTGCCCAAATAATCTCAATATCTCAGTCGCACCACTAATGAGTGGTGTCAGCGCAGGTAGTAGTTCTGTCCCGATAGTAGCGCTAAAATCTGTAAGCGCCGCATCAAAGCGACGCGTAGCACCAAATGCTCCGCCAAAGGCAGTCTCTAAATCAGCAGCGCCCTCGGTCCTGATCCGCTTTAATGCTTCAATTAGCACCTGACTGCTAATTTGGCCGTCAGACGCCAACTTCTTAAGCTCGCCGCGATTGCGACCCATTACCTCTGCGACTGCATCAAGTAGTTGCGGTGTCGCTTCGCTGATAGCGTTAAACTCTTCACCAGCCAAACGCCCTGAGCCCAAGGCTTGATTTAGTTGTAAAGTAGCCGATGCAGCATTTTGACTATTTACTTTGTTAAGGGCCAGAAGCGTATTGAAGCCTTCGTAGACATTGGCAACATCTTCTAGGCTTGCGCCAGTAGGTCCAATTCGGTTACCAAGATCAGTTAATGCACTAAGAGATTCTGATTGGCTGAGGTTAAACTTTTTTGCAGCTTTAGCTGCAACATCTTGAATACCGGCTAACTGCTGAAAGTTTTTACTAAGCAATCCAATCCTAGATTGCGCGGATTCAAGCGCAGACGCATCAATAAACGATTTGCGTAATGCAAGCCCTGCGCCTAGGCTTGCCAGTGCATTTCGCAGTCCATTGACTTTAGCGCTTGCTCTTTGCGCTGCGTTGCCTTGTGCATCTATGCCTGCTGCGGCGCGCTGAGCAGTTGTATTGAGCTTGTCAACCGCTTGGTTGGTTGCCTGCGCGCCTTGCTGCACCTGCCGCAGTTTGCTGACAGCACCGCTGCTATCAACGTTAATAGCAACGTTTGCGACAACCGACACAGCCGACCTACCGTCTTCGTTTCATTCTACGTTCCTGCTCTTCGTTCTGCAAATCAAAGTAGCAGCTCCATAGCAGCAGCTCTTCAAGTGTTACTTCGCGGTTGAGCCGGGCTAACGTGTAACCCAGCTCCTTTGCAACACCAAGCTGCAGCAACAGCAGGTTGTCTTTCTTTAGCTCAGCCTTTAGGGCTTTTCATGTCAACTTCTTCCTCATCTGGGTTGGTAATGATCGCCAGCATCAATGCCTGCAAGTCGGCATCCAATACCTCGTTTTTAAGCTCAGCAATCTCACCAGCAGAAAACAACCGCTGACCGGCATCATCAACTGCTTTGGCGACCAGCAGGTTCAACGCAAAGCCATTGGGGTCATCACCGCCAGGCATCTTTTGCGCCCGCTCGCGTTCCGACATCGTGAGCGGCGCTGAGTAAAACTCGAACTCACTACCGTCGTTTAGCTTGACCGTACGCTTAACGGGCGTCAGATTGGCAGCTTTCTTGAGGCGTGACAGCGCAGACGTGATTGCCATAAAGAAAAGGTGAATGGCCCCAGTGTAGACCAGGGCCGATTAGCTATCAAGCAGAGGTACTAAAGTCAAATGTAGGCACACCGCTTGGGCGGAAGGTAATTTCCACCTGCTGAGCATCATCGGGATTGATGTTCAAACTTGCAGTCAGCAACACGGCATCCATTGCGATGCTACGGCTCAGTGCCTCAGTGCCTTGCTTGTCGGTATAGAGCTTGAAGCCGCAACCAACCTGCTGGCGCTGCAGCACGTCTTCAACCATGCGGTTAGACAGTGCAGCGTCTTCGTTGGTGACATAGACGGTGGCAGTACCGCTGCCATCAGCAAAGCCAGGGATGTAAGCACGGAAAGGCGCATACTGCCCAGCGGTTTGCCCGATGGTGGTTACGTCGATTTCAGCGCGGCTGATCTCAAACGACCATGATTGCACCTGACCTACTGCTGCATATTCCGCATACGCTACCTGAAACTCGTTAGGAGCTACGGCGGTGCCGTCATCGGTAATGTTAAGAATGCTGCCGCCGAGCGTTGCCGATACGGTCAGCGCGCCAGTGGCGGCGGTGTAGGTCAGCACAAAGTAGGTGGTAGCAGCAGCAATGCCAGCTGGCAAGGTGCCAGAGCCGGCGCCGCCGGTTTGGCTGTTAACAACTGAAAATTGAACTGGATCGCCAGCTTTGAGGTTGAGGTACTGCTCGATGGTGATGGTGTCGGTAGCAACATTGACACCAGCCTCACCGAATGTTCCGGTGGTTCCAGCAGGTTTGTAGTAGAGAGCGCCGGATGTACCGGACAGAACAGTGACGGCCATTGTGTGAACGGTAGTGGCTGCGTCAGTCTAAATAGGCATCGAAGGTAATCGTCGTTTGCGTTTGGTAGTAAGCCTCAGGTGCCGCTGGTGTCACCTGCGCTGGCCCTGATGCTGCGTCAAAGATGATGCTCGATAGCTTCACGCGGTCAAATAAGTCCTTGAGTCGCTCGGCAATGGTGAAGTTTGCAGCAGCCCCTTGACCTTGCGGTGTGAAGACATTGACGACCAGCGTGCCGGTTTGGCGGTTAAAGCCAACACCACCTGTTGGCAGTAGCGTGGCGTAGTTGTTGTCGCCAAAGCGGATGAACACCTGCACCCATGGCGTGTTGTTAGGCGGCGTGAACGGTACGTTCTGGTAGCTCACCGGATACGCAGGATTTACCGCCATCTGCGTTGCAATGCGCCCTTCAATCGCAGCGCGGACATCATTGTAAGTGCTGCTCATGATTCCCTCCCGATGCGGTCAGCGTTGACGCGGACAAAGCCTTGAATGTCCTTAGCGATGCCTTGCACCCAGCCTGCAGGGGCTTGCTTGCTGCTGCCATTGGCAAGCGGTTCCGCATACGGCAGGTTGTTGTGAACGCTGTAGATGTTGCCGACGCGCTCCTGCCCGTAGTTCATTTTGCGCAGCGGCGGAGGTTGTGGCTTACCGGGTGGTTTTGACTGTTCCTTAAATGCGCCTGTTGCCTCTTGTTGTGGACCAGCATCGTAAAAGCTAGCAGCATTCTCGCCCACTTGCCAGCTAGCACGAAAGCGCCCAGTATCAACAGGGCTGGCGGCTTTTAGGCGAGCATCAGTTTCAAACACCGCAACACGTAGCAACTTTTCCATCTGCTGGCTGGCGTAGTCGCCAATATCAGCAACCCGGATTGTGCGTGCCATGACTATGCCCTCAAGATCAACTCGTAAGTGATCGCGGTGTTGTCCTGTTCGATAGTCTGCACTTGGATCACTTGATGCGTCACATTACTAATTAGCACACGGGCAGCCGTCGTAGGTGCATTTGCAACATCTGCTGCTGCAATAGTCAGTCGCTTATCGCCAGCCTGGATCAGGTCATTCACTTCGCGCAGGTTGACATCTTCTAGCACACCACGCACAACAGTATCGCTTGTGGTTTCAGTAATGGCGCCGGTGCTGGTGTTGTAAGCGCTAGGTGTTACCGTGCGAATTGTTGCCGTACCGCCAAACTTTGCCATCAACTTACTGGCAACCTTCCGTAGCGGGCTAGCAAGTGCCATCAGAGCTTATAGGCGGCGCAATGACCATTCTTTAGCTTTACACTTGTGAACACACCGTAAATAATGGTGCCGGAGTCAAACTGATGGTTGGCAAGAGTGGTGCCAGTCCAATTGGATGAGATGGCATCGATCTGTGAGCTGCTGGTAAATTGCAATGCACACCAGCGCCCTGTATGTGTTGTAGTGCCAGTGAGTAGATCAGCGCCCTTGGCGTAATCAATACCATAAACAGCTGAGTAACTCATGATCAGACCTTATACGCGGCGACCTTGCCACTGGCAAGAGTGATGCTGGTAAAGATACCCTTGATTTCACCTGTGGCCTTCAAAGGCACTGAGGTAGTTGCATTGCCGGTCCAGTCCTTTGTCACCAGTGTGGCAATCACTGAATCCTCAAGCGCTACGATCTCGCAGAAGCGGCCAGTGTGGGCTGATGTATCGCTGATGTATTCAGCGCCTGCGTAGTCGCTCATGATCTGCGAACAGCAAAGTTTCCTGGTCCACTAATTCTAAGGCCGGTCAGATACCGTTCCATCAGTGGTGGCACCTTATCGGCACCAACAGCACCATAACCAAGATTAGGCGTCACATCAATGCTGCCGATCTTTACGTTCTTGTAATCTTCTAACCCACTTAAGCCCAAGCCGTCTGTGTTGTTGTTTAGGTAAACAGCCAGCACAACCTGCGCGTACTTGACCTGCTGCGGGATTTCATCATCCGCAAAGTAGTCTGTGGTGATGCGAAACGGAAAACCAACCGCGTAGGTGTTGATGTAGGTATCAGGCTTGCGTACACCAGTACGCGGCCACTGCAGCGCTTGCGTATCCGTAACACGTGCGCCAAGGAACCGTTCGCGGTCTAGCCGTTGCGTTGCCGTGAACAATGCTCTGTTCTTCTGGTCAGTGGTAGCACTTGCCCAAGCGGTCACATCAGCATCCTGCACAAAGCCATCAATAATGGCCTGCGCATTATTCAGCGTCAGGTATGAGTTGGCGTTTGCGTCGCCCACCGTTGCGTCGATTGTTATTGCCATCAGCGGGCGGCTCCTGTGCTTCTAGTGTAGGTGTTGGCTCTGCAATGGAAAGAGAGGCCACCTCCGTAGAGGCAGCCTCACGTTCACGTTGCCTGCGAAAGGCAAATAGACCCATGATCAGGCCTCAGCGCCCTTGATGATGGCGTAGTTCAACAACAGTGCCTCGCCTGCGGTTGTGCCGAGGTTTGACAATGTGACAGTGAACGAACCAGCAGCAACAGCACTAACGCTGGCCACATAGGTACCAGTGGATGCACCTGATTGGATTGCCACCACGGGAACATCATTGATACCAACAAAAGAGTTGGTTACAACGAAGCTCACTTCAGCGCCACCAGCAAGGGAGGCATCATGAGTGGTGATTTCACCAGCAGGCTTGTTGAGGGTGACCCCAGTTGCCTTGCTAGTGCCTTGGGTGACAGCGCCACCAAGACCTTCGGGATAACCAATCGCCTTACCGGCGACTGCTTCAAATACGGAAGCCATGGCTAGTTACCTCAGAAGTTGGAAGTGACAGTACCGCGCACGATACCAATGTTCTTGGTTTCGTACACTTTTGTCCAGTTACCAACCGTTGCAAGCTGAGCTTGAGTCGGGTTAGCACTGCCGCCCCATTTGGCGCCGACGGGGTGATAAACATAGTGCAGGTCGATTGACATGGCATCACTCTTGGCGAGGATGTCACGGTCAGTTTCAGTCTGCAGTCCCATCTGCTCACCAGAGGCGATAGCGCCAGCGGTGAAGAAATACACCGGATAGTTGGTGCTGGTAGGGGTCAGATCGTCCGAAACAATTACCCTGAGGCCCATATACGTGGGAACTGAGTTGTCACCGCCATAAGCGCCAGCGATGCTGCCAGCAAACACCGGAGCGATGTTAGTGGTTGCAACAGTACCGCCGCCACGTGCTTCCGTATTGGTCACGTAGTCAATGGCCTTGCGCTCAACCAAATCGTAATAGACGGCGGAGTGCATGCACACGGCGGTCAGCTTGTCGCCTTGATCACCGAGCAGGCTACGAGCCTTTGCCACCTGACGGGGGCCAAGGGCAGTCATGCCGCTGGTATCAAAACGCAGAGCAGAGAAGGCAGGGCTGTCAGAACCAGTCAAGGCACCGAAGACACCTTCAAGGGTTTTGATCAGATCCTTCTGGCGTTGGTTGGCCACATAATCAGCCACCTTGGCGCCAATGGCAGCCATGGGATCGGAGCCAGCAGCAAGAGCTGCAAGGTCGCGAGC